TGACATCCATTCTCTGCTGCATATTTAAGCAGCTTCCAGTATTGCTCCACATCAAGGTGATGGTCTAAGTTAAGGTGGGCAGCTGAGCCTCCGTCCAAAAAGTCACCTATATACTCTCTACCATGAAGTCTTATCCTCTCTAATATTGAAATACTGGAATCATTTGGTTTGAATATATAACTAGCATAGAGATTTGTATCTGTGGGAACTTGATAACCATCCTCTTTATCCCAATTGTAGTTCTTGGCAGCTAGACTCTCGGCAGGCACACACTCTGTGTTGAATGTGAGCTTATGCTTCACTTTATTGCTACTATTGTGGAGAGTATTCTGTTCCTTGATGGTACTGAATATCATCTGACAGAACTCCTTGTACTCCTCATTGTCAGTACACTTCATCCCCAAGAACTCAGCAGCCTGATTCAAGCCATTGATTCCTATAGTAAGGTACTGTTTGTTAAGAGCAATAAAGCCAGCCTTGTATGCAGGAAGTAAATTAGCATCATACATATCCCACAATATCTCATTATAGGCATGATGATACTTATATACTCTTTCGAGAATATTACTTAAGTATTCAATAAAATCAGGATAACTATCTTTAGCCCTTTCTTTACTCCAACCCTTATTAAGCTTATTCATGGCATTATACCAATCTTGAATAATTCTGTTAAGATTGAGAGTAATAACAGACTTACTGCCTGTTTCTACACCCATGTTGCCATTGGTAAAGTTAAACTCATGTGTCTGTATTTTACTCCTAAGTCTACAACAACTTGACAAGCTATCTACACTATCACTGATGTAAGTAAAGAAACTATGTCCTCTAGCATACTCCTCAGCAACAAACCTTGCCATTTCTTCATCTTCAAATTTTCCATCTTTGTATAGTAAGGTTACTGATTCCACGGGGAAAGTAATGATAGTCTTGAGTCTTTCCTGATTAAACCATTGCATAAACTCCTTCTGAAGCCATTTGACAGATTCCCAATGTGGTTGTGTGCCATCAGGGAAATAGAATATGCCAAACATACCATCAAAGAAGGGCTTATCAAAGTAGGAGAAGTTTACAAAAGCTGCCTGCATACCTCTAGCAGCAGCAGGTTGATTGATACTATATATTACTTGCTGGAAATATTGATGTATCTGCTTTCTTATTGTCTTTTCCCTGATACTATGGTCTGTTATCTTCATATCAGGATTGAGGTAATACTCCTCACCCCATTCCTTCCTTGCAAAGTAGTCAAAGTAAACCAAGAACTCAGATGTAGCTACTGCTCCAGCGAACTGAGAAGCAACAGCAAAGATGAGATTGATATACATACCACAGAAACTATCAAGATTCTTGGGGCTGGCAGATAACCCGCCCAAGTCTTTAATACCCTCATTAAGGAAAGGGTACATACTGATAGAACAGCAATAAGGAGCAATTGCACCAGCAAAGCTTGATTCGTCATGTTTATATATAATGTGGTGTTCTAAGTCTCGAATATAGGTCTTGGCATCAAAGTCAGGATATAGTTCCTTGAGTTTCCTCATTACCATTCCCCTATTGATGTCAATATTGTCGGATTTGTGAATTTCATTATTCAGTATGCCGATGTTTTTGCTGGCTACATTACTGTTATCATCAATAGTAGCATCAGCAGTATTTCCAGATTTCTTGTACTTCTGGATGAAAGCCATCTTTTCATTGACAAAATCCCTATTCCTCTTATGCTTGTACCTATAGAGGATAAAGGACTTAGCCACAACAGGATTATCCTGCATAAGGACTTCCTCAACCTTGTCTTGAATCTCTTCAATGTCAATAGTATCTCCTACTGTAAATAGAGTTCTAAGAGCATTCTCAACCTTCTCTGACATTTTCAACTCAGATGCTAAGTACGCCTTCTTTGCAGCATTGATAATCTTCTCAACATTGAAAGGTTCCTTTCTTCCGTCTCTTTTAATAACTTCCATTAGTTTATAGTATTTAACCACGAAGTAATACTGTTACTCTCTACAATTTCTATTCCAGCTGGCACTTCTGGTCTTAAAGAGAGGTATGTACTGAGCTCTTTCCCCAAGTCAAATGGGTCTTGGAGTTCAATCTGTTGTCTTTTTCCGTAAGTTAATGTGCCAATCTTTTTGGTATCTTCAAACTTCCAAACAAGAGGAGTCAAAGTCTTCTTGTTGACCACTATGAACCTATAGTCTGCCAACTCGTAGTCCTTATAAACAGGGTCTCTAACCATGTTATCCCTGATAATTCTCCAATAAAGTCTTGCTTGAATGTCATACCTCCACTGAACAAAGGACTCAAAGAAGTCCCACTCAGCATGTGAACTTGTTTTCAAATCAATAGGGTAAACTATCTTGTTTTCATGGTCAACTAACAATAAGTCAGCCATACACCTATAATTTACTCCATTGAGTGTTGCCTTAAACTTAAGCTGATATTCTCTTACCCACCTTTGGTCAAAGGGATTGTTAGGGGAAAAGAAGAATCTAGTAGCTTTCTTAGTCTTCAGTGCATCTACAGCAGCATCTACTTGCTCCTTAGTGAAGGTATCAAGTATTTTCTTGTCACCAGCAGCATACATGAGAGAATAATACTCACTTCCTTGCTCTTTCACTACTCTTGCTCTTGTCTCAGGTTTCCAATTGAGCTGATAACTGAGTTCTTCTGACAAGTCTATGAGGTCCTTTGTGGGGACATCATTGAGGGTTGTATATTCTCCACTCCATCTGTCAAATGCAGCCTTAACCATTTTAAGGACTGAATCTGTTACAGGAGGAAAGTCTGCAACCATGAACTCATTATCAAACTCTTCTTGACCGCCAGTGATAAGAGCATCAACAGCACTGCCAAAAACAAGACTAGGGGTGTCAAGCTTATCAAACAGCGTATTAAGCTTATTGAAGCCCTCCCTAGCAAACTTGGCAATGGTACTATATGAAAGTGCTTCGTCTGCCCTATATGTGGGTTCATCTACGTCCCAACTGATTTCATAAAGTTTCTTTACTTCCATGCTAGATAATGTCAGGTATATAGGCTTGAAGGCAATACAAGCTTGGAAGGTCTATGTTAGTATATCTGTCGTCACCTTTGCTATTAGCCCTCTCTATCTTAACTATAGCAGAGGAAACAAGATTCTGTAACTCCTCCCAATCCCTAGCCTCCAATAATTTGTTTCCTATAGGAATGTCCTTCTCAGGTAAAGAAGGAATCAACTTCCTAATTCTCTGTACTAGTGGACTCTCCATACGAATAATTCTAAGAGCCTCCAAGAGTTCCTTTTTGGTTCTAACTTCAAAGAACATTGATGGTTGATTCAAGGTTTCGAGATGTTTCCTGAAAAGATTTCTCTTAACAGGAAACACATCATTCTCAAAACCTTTGACTTCAATCACTATTAGGATTCCATTATACTCAAATGTAAAGTCAGGTGTGTAGGTTATAGCTTGCACTGGCTTCATATCCAAGCTTAATAAACCCTTTATTCTGTTGAAGAAGGGTACTGTAGGTCTAATCTTCTCACTCAAGGTAAATGTAACCTTTTCATAGAGAGGGTTAAATCCTTCAGCTACCAATGCCTTATAAATCCTTGCTTCTACCTCAGACCTAAAGGCAATACCTAATTCAGTAGTCTTGGTGGCGTTTCTGATTTTCTTATTCTTCATCAACCACTAAATCCTTTATGAGAGGGAGTAACAACTTATGAGCATCAAGAGCGTCCTTTGCAGCAAAAAGAAGGAGGAAATACCCCATGCAAGCAGAGAGAGATATACCATTCTTTCTAGCAAATCTCCTAAAGTAGGGCTTCATGTTCTCAAAGAAAGTCTGTACCTCGGTCTTTTGAGGTTCATCATCCTTGATAATGACAAAGCCATCATTCACCAACTTCTTGAGTGTTGCAGGAGATACTTCAATCTCAACCTGTACCTTACCTTCACCATAGGAAGTGCTCACTGGAGTTGAGATTTGAATCTTTTCACCTAACTTGACTTCTTTTCCGCTTTCTTTTAAGAAAAACTTCTTCATTTTTTGTGTAATTTTTATGTTAATAACTCTTCATACCATTTTATTGGTATGCCATAACTGTCTTTCATAATTTTGGTAAGCTCTGTAAATACCCAATAGGGCATTTTAGTATGAGTCCTAGCATAGAAAGCAGGGTGATGCACCTTAATAACACTATTCAGTTTCTTGTTAATGTATGGCTCAAAGGTTTGAGCTTGGTCTCCAAAGAGTACATACACTAACCCTGTGTTCGAGTTACTAAGGTTCTGCAAGAACTTGCTTATGAAGGGTCTCCAAAGCATAACATGACTTCCTACCTTGTTCATTTCACAGGTAAGAGCAGAGTTAATCATAAGGATACCCTGCTTTGCCCATGATTCAAGTGTGACATCAAACTTGAGAGGAGGATGAGGTATTTCATAGTTGATAGCAGCCTCCTTGATTACCTCAAGAGAAGGAGAAAGCTCTGTTGTACCTTCCTTGTTACCAAAGAGCACACCAGTAGCTACTCCCTTCTGAGGATAAGGGTCCTGCCCAAGAAATACTATCTTAACATCATGCTCACTACAAAGAGTAAATGCCTTGAAGATGTCTTTGTATGCAGGAACTATAGGCTTAACTTGGCTGATGGCATTCAACTTAGTGACTGCCTTGTTTAATTCGGTTACATCAATGACCTTCAGCCAATCACCAAAATACTCATCCAGTTGCATTAAGACTCCTCAATATGCTTTCATACATTTCCTCTCTGTTGGCATGAGTATGGCTTATCTCATAGCCATCTACATCTACATTGTTGATAGTGCCTTCATACCTCAATTCCTTAAGGTAAGCTACATCATCATGCAGACTATAGGAGCTTTCTACAATGTCACCACTCTCATCAAAGTCTATGATGGCAATTGGGAAATACTCACAAGTTCTCATTTTACCATAGCTGTCTCTAGTAGGCACAGCTACTACATTAGCAGGATTAACAAGAACCATGAGTCCAACCTTACCATAATAGTTCTGTTTGAGCCAACCCTTAGCACCAGTATGAAGACCTCTACTACAACTATGTTCTTGGTCTGCATCACATTCCTCTCTAGGAATGCTTACAGGATGACCAAGCCTTATCTCTGTAGAGTGGCTATACTGGTCTGTATAAACTGGGGAGCCCCCTCCATTTACAATCTCATCATAGACTTCACCAAGGTTGACCATTCTCTCACCAATAAAGAATACTTCCTGATAAGGGTCATTGTGGTTAATGTACTTTTCCTTATAATAGGCATTGATAACTGCCTTTACTTGGTCAGTAGTGTACTTAGCCTCTTCCTTTATGTCTGCATTTCTATAGGCAATAAGGAGACCAGACTCAGTAATCTGTATGTCCCACTTCCTGATAAACCAGAAGAGGTTGTTTCTTACTCTAGAGTCAGGGTTGAGAGATACAAGAGTCCAAAAGTTCTTGAACTTTCTTAATTCCACTTCATCGCCTCTCTCCTCTGCCTCAATAATCTTGGACACGAAGTCCTCAGGGATGCTGAGTTCAGACACGCCAAGCATATACACAGATTGTCCTCTGAGGGTTAGAATCTTAGATTCTTCCACCTTCTTCATAAGCTCTCTGCCTTGGTAAAGCTCAGTCATAAACTTCTTCTTAACAGCATCCTCACTCTCCTGATTCTCCTGTAGGAACTTCCATATTTCATCAGTACATTCACTAGTACTGTAGAAGCTACCATCAGTGAAATCAATCTGGAGATAGTTTTTTCTTCTTAATATTTTCATTGTTATGTTAATTTAGGGGCTATACTTGGTGTAAGCCCTATTTTTGGTAATCTTCCGTATTTCTTGTAGGCTATTTGCCTTACTATGTCATACTTATGTTCTTCCAAGTCCTTCCAACCTTTGTAACTCTCTGCTTCCTTCTCTGTCAAGGAGAAGTAGGCAATGTCACATTGATTAACCCAGTCCCTACTCTCATAGTACCTGACTATACTAGTTTTAGTTTCACTACTACTCCAATAACCCAGACACTGGATTTGCTCCTTGTATTTCTTGACAAATTCCCTATAGATAGGCATTTCTGTGAGACTTATGTCATACTTTGAGCTTACCTCATAGAAATTTCTCTTGATAATCAGAGCAGTTACAATCTTGGAAAGTATAGAGTTCCTAAGGAACATGAAGTTCTCCACAGTCATAAACCTCTTGTTTCCTTCAAGCAGCTTGATATACTCAGACTTGACTGTAATAACACAAGCTAAACCAGAAGTACAGGGTACAAGGTCTGAAATCTGTTTAAGAGTGTAATCATCCTGAGTATGAGTGGAATATACCACTAAGCCCTTGTTTGGTAGGTCACTAAGACGTTTAATACTATAACCATAGGTGTGATATTTTCTCATAGGAACCTCACCTGTATTGACCTTCTCCTTCTTATTCCTCTTGTTTTTCTGTTCTGCTTTATAGGCTTCCACATAGCTATGGGGAACAGAGTCATTGGACATAACCTTAATAGGGATACGCCTAAAGGTGAAATCAATGCACTCTCTTACATTCACATTGTCGGACTTATCAAGGTCTTTGGCCACATAATCCTCTATGGAGTTCTTGAATGAATCCAAGCCACCATATACAAGGATAACTGCGGTCTTTGTGGCATTCTCTGTAATATATTTAGAGGTTACTTGCTTGGTTACTTTGTCAACCTTATCTATCAGGTCAACCTTGTCCAAAAGCAAATGCTTGAAAGTCGGGCTGAGTGCTCTAGTGAATGCTCTTTTGTTCTTATAACTATTGTTTATAAACTTATGAATGAAAGCCTTGTCTATTCCTAGATACTTGGCAGAGTTAAGGAACTTTACATAACCCTCAGGCAGCTTCTCACCATCCAATGTTATAAGGTTAAAATCAACCTGAACATCATCTTTGTCTATAGAAATCTGCTCATCCTTCTCTGTAACAACATAAGAGCTTGAGAATATAAAACTGTCACAGAACTTGGATAAGGTCATATTGCCATTTATGCATGAGTTTACTATGTCCTGAAGCTCCTGCTTGACATCAGCAATTCTTGCCTTGATGTTATTGTTAGTGAAATCAGTGAACTGAAGAGCTTCTCTATTAGGAGTAATGTCCACAGAACCCATAGGAAGGTCAATAATAAGACCATCACGGGTGTTAAGCCAGTACTTATCATAGTCATAGATTACGTTGCCTACCTTAAAGAAGTTATTATCCTGTAGCCATGAGCACCGAGAGAATGTATTGAAGTGAGTAACCTTCCTATCGTTGAAATCTGCAACCTTGGAAGAGATAACGCTGTTATTACCCTTGTAAGAAATGTGTAATCTGTCAAATAGGCATAGTTTTCTTATAGCGTTAATAAGGTCGTTGTGATTGTAAATGTACTTTTCAATTGAGACCTCCAAACCATTCTTAAAATCACCTTCTATGACCGAGAGTTGGTCTATGTTGATTCCTCCACCATTCTTATACATCACATAGGAATACTTCTTGCCATTATAATAAGAGGTAATTTGTGCTACATCTGCACAGGAAAGACAACTAAATCTTCCTATGCCAAACATGCCAATGAAGTCATTGCTCTGTCTCTTAGTAGAACTACCTATGTTCTTGTAAATCTTATCAAACCTTTCTGGGCTTACTCCAGTTCCATAGTCTCTGACTGAAATTCTATATGTCTTGTATTGATTAATGTCTTGTATAAGTATTAAAATGTGCTCATTAGTGCCAGCCTCCACATGAGAATCATAGGCATTAGCCACAGTTTCCCTAAGGAAGGACTCTAAAGGTTTTGAATACAGATTAGATGTTAAAAGAGTGGTAATAAAGTCTATGTTGCTTTTGTCTATACCAACCCTATTTTCTTGGACATCACCTAAATACTCTGCATCGTGACTTAATTTTGTATTTAATATCATGTTGTACAACAAAAAAAGAGGGAGAGACTTTCATCCCTCCCTCATAGTTAGTGTTTAACTAAAGCAGGGCAGCAACTTCTTCAGCTTCTTTGGCTGTAAGTACTCTCTTAGCCTGAAGGGTACTAAGCAGCTTAACCATAGCTTCTTTATTTACCTTCTTAGAAGCAGCCCTCTTTTTAGGAGTCTTCTTACCAAAGTCTCTTAGGAAATCTTCTAGGTTAGCATTAGACACTCTAGTGTAATTGTCACCGAACTTTGTCTTGATGGCATCAGCTGCACCCAGCTCTTTTATCTTAGCATATAATTCTTTTCTTGACATAATGTTTGTTTTTTTTTTGTTTTTTGTTTTTTTTTATTTTGTTAGAACGGCAATCTAAATGGGTCATCCTCGTCTTCTTCCTCCTCTACAGGTCTAAAAAGGCTGTTGAATACATCACAGAACTTCTCTTTTCCCACACTCTTGAAGAGGTCTGACACATCCTTACCACCGTCAAATTTAGGGAGAACAACATTTGTGAATCCAGTCTTTCTACATAGTTTTTCACCATTTGTAAGACCTGCTTCATCATTGTCAAAGAGTACATAGACTTGTTTATATCTTCTCCTCAACTCAGATATTGCAGTATCACTCATACCATAGCCCTCACCTTGAACAGCGACAGAAGGAATACCAGTATTTGCCCAAAGGCATAAGGCATCCTTTAATGAGGAGCAAATGCAAACTTTGTCCCCTGTCTCAGGAATCTTAGTCCAAAGACTAATGACACTTCTGTCATGCTTATTTGCCCACTTTCTGCCTGCTTTATTGTGAGGTTGATATATTTTTAATGTTACTCTTCCCTCTTTTCTTTCCACAAAGGCATAAGCAAGTTTATCAGCACTAAATACATATTTCTTTCCCTTCGATATTACTATCTTATGAGAAATAGGATAAACATCTGCATACTCAAGCCATTTCAAAGGTACACCATAGGAAGCCCAATAGTCAATATCATACTGCCTCCATTCTCTGACTTTGCACTGTAAGTCACTATCACTTTGATGAGAAGTGATGTTCCTTATAGCACATGGAGTGTATGTACCTACTTTAGTTCCTCCAGCAAACCTTTTCATGTCTTGTTGTATTCTTTTTAGGACTTCTTTATAACTGCAATGCCACATAAGGGAGAGGAGGTCATAGATACCTCCTCCCTCTCTTGTAGCAAGGTCAGTCCAGTAAATCCTATTACCATCCCTTGAATAAAGACCGAATGAAGGATTGGTGTCCTTCCTTAATGGGCTGTGAATAAAGCATGGAATCTCAGTCACTCCTAGATAATAGGAAACCAAGTCAGCATCGCTCACTTTGCTCTTGATGTCTTCAAAGGATACAGAGTCTTTTCCTGTACTGAATGCCATCTTACTTATGTTTTATGTTTTATGAGTTCTTAGTTTTGACCCCAAGGGGTTGCATCTCCAGCAGGAGGGAATGGCATATCACCACCACCTCCAGTAGCAAGGTCTGTACCTTCAACTACATACTCATGAAGCTCAGTGCAGTCAAACTCTGAGCTAGACATGGCACCAGATTCCTGAGTCTGCTTAACATCCCTGTCAAGCTTGCTGTAGTCAGATACACCGTTCTTAAGGAACATCCTTGTGTACACAGTTTGATACTGCCTGTTATCATCTGTGTTTCTTATACCAAAGAGAACCTTAACCTTATTGTTGGGCTGATAGCCAATGATAGTTCTAAGCTCACTTACATCACCCTTGAAGTAATCTTCAATGTGCTCCAGTGAAGCCTCACTATCAGAAAGCTTGTCAGCATCATTCATTACCCACTTACCATCAACATATCTCTGACAGGGAGGAATGTTAAGGTATGCAATAAGGAACTTAATAAGCTCCTCTTCGCCAACGTATGCAGGTCTGTAATCCTTGTCAATGTTGGCAGGACCATTGCTATACACAGGAATCTCGTGAGCCTTAGCCTGCTCAATAGTTACCCATGCAGTTCTACCATACTTGTCAATAACCTGAACTTTGGTGTTGTCCCTGTTATACCTATAAGCTCTCCTTATAAAGAGAGAAACCTTACTTACAAAGTTGAGAGGCTGATTATTGGCATCAAGGTACTTCTCAGGGTCAGCCTTGACAATAAAGTCAAGTCTTATCTGAGGAACCTTAGTATCACCAACTTCTGCCTCACCCATATACTCAGGAGCATTCTCCAGAGTTCTACCATAAAGCTTCTCTAACTCTTCTTTGAGGGGGTTTACAGCAAGTACAAATACACTAGCTACACCAATGTATCTCTTAATGCTACCACCCTCAGAACTTACTTGTCCTTGTCCAAATGCCATAATTACAAAGTGAGAGTTTCAGTTTCGGGTTCAAAAGTTTCAACAGGAGTCTCTACTGTGCCAGCTTCAGGAGCTTCATTAGTAGGTTCTGCTACATCCTCTTCTACAGGAACTATGGTCTCAGGGTACTTAAGGTTCCACTTGGTCACCTTTACAGGGTTGCCATTCTTGTTAACCTTATCAGTGACTTCAACAGTCCTTACTACGAGGTCTTCAGTGCCGTAACCACCAGTAGCCTCCTTGATAGGAGCCTCATAGGCGTCAAGCTGCACCTGAATAGACTTCAATTCTTCTTCTCTGTCGGCAATCTCTGCCTTAAGTTTCTGCTTCCTTTTTACAAGGGGAGAAACATTCTGTGCAGTCCTTTTCAGACTAGCAACGAAAAATTTAGAAAATTCTTTCTTCATAATGTTAATGTATATAAAATGTTGTGTGTTGGTTATCTATTATAATACTTGTTCACCTTTTCTACTACTATACCCAAGTCATTGGGGATGTAAAGGTTGTCAAACATACCATAAGGAGATTTTGGAGAGGACGTGAACTCGTCCTCATTGGTGATGAACTCTTTGATTACCTTCTTGGAGGCAGTGTCAAACCTACTTCTGCCCACAAGAGTAACATCAAACTTACCTTCAGGTGTGACATATTCGTCCCATTGATATACAAACATGTAGAAGGGATTAGCTTCTTGTATATCCTTAATGTTTCCACTAAGATTCGACTATATCTTCAATACTTTTTCTTGTATCGTTTACCATTTCGATATATAGTTAATCACTCTATAAATCTACTCCCCTACAAAGGGGATAGTCTGTGAACCTTCATCCTATTGGGTATAGGATGCTTGGCTGCTGATTGCCCATAGAGATATGTCAACTCTGTATATACAAATAGTTTTCAAGCATTCACACTCATTGTTACCAATCATGTTGTAGCCTATTTGTCTTTAGGGTGTTCCAGCAATTAGATAAATAATGGCAGACTTTTCAGCGTACCATCTTTCCTGTGGTCTTCATCTTTATATAGACTCTACTATCCTGTTGGGGGACTTCTTCTCCATGTGCAAGCACTATGATGTTCTTGTCAGAATCACCATACTTCTCAATGGCTGAGAATATCTTACCCATGAAGTAACCAATCTTCTTGGGAGTATCCCAACCACCCTTGAGTGCATTGTCCATGTAATAGTCCTGCATCAGATAGTTAAAGTCATCAACCACAATGTTCTTAAAGGGACTCTGTAGGAGTTGCTCAATGGCGTAAGCAACCTGCTCAGGGTTATTGGTGATAACCCTATTACCACCACCCATATTGTTAATAGGTGTGGTCTTATACAACTCTCTACTCCCAGGGAATGTCAATGGCTTTGAGGTAACACTAATGACATAGGTTTCCTTAGGGTCGAGACCAACATGGTTCAACTCTTCTACCTTACCCATGCTAAAAGTCTTACCAAAGCCAGACTTTGCAAGAACTAAAATTCTGCTCATTGTTTTCTTCTCTAAATTGCAAAGGTAGTAATTTTCATGTACCCCTGCGACATCATAATGAATTTACTTAGTGTGTTAGAAGAGATTTAATTAAGTTGCTTGAGATAGGCATAGACTTGTCCCATGCCTGCTGTGTTCTCAGGTTTAGGCAATTCAGCCCAATTACAAGTAGCACCATCAAAGAACAAAGCTACTATGCCCCCCAGCTCGCCATCCCTGTTTACTAGGACTTCCAATGTTCTAAAATGGTCTTTGAACTTGTCAATAGGATACCCAAGGTACTCCTTGAGTCCAAACCTAAAAGGACTAAACACACCTAACACAATGTTAGCATCATGTGATGTGTACTTACTATCTCCTAAGCCAGCTGTAGTTGGTCTAGTCCTATTGAGTTTAACACTCTCTATAGACTCATTATCCGTGTTCTGCTGCTGTATATTTATAGGAGACTGCCCATACCTGTCTCTAAGAAGAATGCAATATTCACTCCATTTGTCAATGGCTTGCTTCTTTGTAAAACCTCTCTCAGTCTGAATTAGATTAACAGTATCAGTTAAGACAAGGACATACTCATCAGGATTGTTAGGAATGTACTTATCAAATACCTGAATCTCCTTCTCCAACCCAAGTTCATCCTTGACCGTGATAGTCTTTGTAACCACTTTCCCATGTTCTTCTGCATACTGCTTACAGAACTTATACATACCTGTGGGGTTAGATTCATCCGAGAAGACTACATGGGACTCAAAGTAATCCACTATGTCTATGAACTCATCAGACTCTATCTTATCAAGTATCTCTTGAGGAACTGGTTTTTCATTATCAGAACTCCTTAAGTCTGAAGGACTTATCCTAATTTTGAAATGCTGATTAAGAAGCCAAGAGTAGAACCTAGTCATTATCCTCTGCTTTGTTTCCTCCAATGGAAAGTAAAGTATCTTCACAGACACTCCAGTTTGTTTCTCATTGTAGTAACAATACATGAGTGCATCAAAGAGCAAGTGAGACACCAACTGAGTCTTTCCTCCCTTGGTAAAACTAGTCACTATATAATAGGTAGACTGCTCCCAACCTAGGAAATCTCTTGAGAACCTTTTGAATGGTGAAGGAATTGTATTCACACCGCCATCAATCAGCCTCTGTCTCCTTGCCTTAAGCATTTTGTTAGTTTCTTCTCTTAGACTCATCTTACACTATCCATCCAACTCTCATTACTCACATCTTCATGACCTGCATTTTCAATGTAACTAAGAAACTGAGAGGTTTCATCCCCTGTTGTAAGGTTCCTCTTACTGATGAAATATTTCAGTACTTGCATGAACTGATAATCACCATTAAAGGATTCCACATACTTCTTAGTGGCTTCTATAGCCTGTTCATCCGTGAATACAGCCTTATACTTCTTTACGATAGCCTTTAATTTTTTGGCAATAATAGGCTGGCTATCTCTCCACATGAGCTTAGTACCTGGTTTTCTACCTTTAGGGAATACTTCTTGCATCTTCTTAGCAAGCTTATCAAATCTATCTTCTTCGGAATTTGAAAGGTGGAACTCGCTATTCAAGAATATACTTTCAATAATGTCCACACCAGTTTGGGTTAATCTAGCATTGATAGGCTCTCTTCTGAGGTCAAACCCATCAAACTCTATTAACCCTCTGGCGCAGACATCCTGAAAAGTGTTAGAGGAAATAAGTTTACCAAGATATAGAGAAGCTATGTAAAGAGCAGTATCTACGGGAACTTTTAGTTTCTCGCATTCTTTTACATCAAAACATAACTTCATACTTGTTCACCTATACCTTCTGAATATATGCAAGTTCTCTATTCAAAGTGTTGTTAAATACATCACAGACATTGTTCATGAAGGCTATCTCCTTCTCATAGTACTTGACTATAGCACCAAGTATTCTCTTAGCTATAGCACAAGCCTTTGAGTTGGCCTTTGCCATCACAATTTTGTCTGCCAATTCCTGATTAGGAGTATCATCACCCCTTCTCTCTGTCTTAGCCTTGACTGCGAAGGTGAATGCAGGAGCCTGAGGATTCCTGTTGAACCCAAACTTAATACCTTGGAAACCGCCTGCTGCCTCAAAAGCTGCTCTCATCACATTAGGATTAAGAGCCTGACTTCCTTGACAGAAGACACGATTCAGAGGTATGGCATAATGTGCCACCACCACAGTCAGTTCATTGTGCTTGTCATTAGCCTCACGACGAATGTAAGTAGGCTCATTGGCAAACACCAAAATGGGCTTTTTCTGAAACTTAATCATAGTTTTAATTCTGTTAAATTTGTTATTGTTGTTACTAGCTGGGGATTGTAATCCTCCAACATCTTCTCTACCAGTTCTTGGTCTCTAGTACCCTTAAAGTAAGGGATGATAATCACAGGGTCAGGATGTCTCAGCAACCTACCTAACTTCTGCTTAATCATCCTCTCAGAACTGTTGAGAACAGCATACACTCCAACCCTACAATTGACAAGATTCACCCCTCATCAAGCATATTACATGCAGTGATATGGTCTATGAGTCCATCATTGAACTGCTTTAGATTTTCTTTGGACTGCTTGGTATTCTTACTGTTTACACAGTAAGTTCCAAGCTCCTCAGTTTGAGCTATTCCATTGCAGAATGTGAGAGTACGTTGGTCAGTAAGTGATGCCAAGATGGTTTTAACGAACTCAGATTTCTGTTCACTCAGCCATTTAAGTCTGTCACCTGACTTCCTTAGGAATAGGTTCTTGAAGACTTCATTGAACATTTTGTTCTTATACCAAGCAATCATAGCAGACATATCATCATAGTACTGCTTCTGAGTACATTCAATGACTATTCTCCTATTTTTTACTTTGGCATAGTCAAACCTTCTGTGATATGGTATCACTAGTTCTACCTTTTGGGACTTGTTCTTGACTATCTGATAGCGAACTCTGGTGTTGTCAAGAGTCATAGGAATGAGATAAACCCTAGGGTCAGGTAGAATCTCCTCTTGTATAGCCTGTTTGGTTGATATCTTATAGGTGTACAAGTTAGGAAATAATATCTTTAATTCCTTCTTGAGTTCTCTTCCTACAGTGGCAGACAGCATGAAACAATAGCCCATGATAAAGTCATCAAGGTAGTCCCTGCATCTAGCAGAGAGGTGATGTACCTCATCAAAAATAACTATGCTCCACACACCAGCCTTCTTTGGGAAGGACACATAGGTTACAAACTCCACATAGGGTAGATAAGACTCCATGCCCCATTTCTTAAACTCATCCTTCCAGTCGTTAATCAGCAACAGTCTTGGTATCACAATCAGAATGTGAGTGTCAGTAGAATTGCACTTGTCCTCAGAAATCTTGGACTTCAGAAGCTCAAGAGCTATCCTTGTCTTTCCAAAGGAGGTAGGCAACTCGCACAATATGTTGGGACTATCTATCTGTAGAATCTCATTCCTTGCTTTCTCTCTTGATGGCATAATTATACTTTTAAGATTTTTCTTTTCCAAATACGTCCTTTGACAAAGAACGAGCCATCTCCTGCTGTTCAGGAGTAGGGCTTATCGTTACTTTTTTAGTATTACTCATACCAAACCATTGTTTTTAGCCCAAGCATACCCTTCTGTTGTTAAGGCACAAGTTCTATTTCCTTCGCTTACATCACAACTACAAAGTCCTTTCTTAACAAGGCTACCCAATGCTCCTGCAAGTTGTTTGGTTTTATTGGTTACTGAGAATGACCAAACCGCCCAATTAACTATTTGTTCACCAGTTGCATCCATATATTCACTATTAAGGATGTTTTCAATTACCTTTCTTTCAAGGTCTGTTACAAATTTCGTGTCTTTTAAAGTTTTCATTTTTCTAAGTTTAAATTGTATTACTTTCAAGTTAATTTTGTGCTTTAATTCAGCCACTTCTTATACACGCAATCCAATAAGGACAATTAAAACAATTCCTGCCATAATGTCTGTTCAAGTATAAAAAATGGCAGGCAGGATTTACCCACCTGCCATCAGAGACTCACTTGTTTATATTTTAGTCGTCAAATA